TGCCGGTTTTATTGTTTAACTTTTAATTTTTCGGTAAAAATTTACCGAAGTATTGCATTAAAAGACGGAAGACATAAGATAAGAATTGCACTCCGTCACAAGCATGAAACAACATATATCGTCACACGATTCATTATTTCAGAGAACCAGTTTAAGAACGGTCAGGTCGTGAAGCATCCAGAGGCATCTGCGATAAACCGGAAACTTAGGAACATCCTTGATGACCTTCAAGAGAAACTGGACTCAATAAAACATCTTGAACTTTATTCCTGCCGGCAAATTAAAGAAATCATTTCTACAGACAATCTTTCCGATGAGCAAACCTTTTCATCAGCATGTAGCAATTTTGTAGACTATCTCAAGTCTGAGGGAAGAGATTCATACGCATTGTCTATTGAAAGGGTGGGGAGGTATTTTCGTGACTTTGCAAGAGGTGACATACTTCTCTCAGATTTAACCCCATCACTAGTCCAGAATTTTGCTGCATTCATACGGAAGCGAAAAGTGACTGAAACCACAGTAAACACAATGCTCGCCCAGATGAAATCTGTCATCAACAGAGCGATAAGAGAGTGGAATATATCTTACGATATACATCCTTTTGTAACAACAAGAATATCTGCAGCCCCTATCAGGAAGCTTGATTTGACAGTACAGAGTTTTAACAAGATTCGTGAATCTTCACCAGAAAAAAGAAAGCTGATTATGGCACGTGACCTTTTTTGCCTTTCCTTTTACCTGGGAGGGATGAATCTTATAGACATTATGCAAACAGACTTTAGAAAAGATGTATTGGAATATTCACGCTCAAAGACTAAAGGGCGAATGCAGTCGGATAGTGTAATCACATTTACAATACCGTCTCAAGCAAGAGAGATAATATGCAGGTGGATGGATAAAAGGACGGGGAAACTTGATTTTGGGTATAAATTCACATATCACAACTTTTCTCAGTATGTTACGTATTCTCTTGGAGATTTGGCTGAAGAGTTAAATATTGATGAACGTGTTACATTTTATTCGGCCCGCAAGTCTTTCGCTCAGTACGCCTCTGAAATAGGTATTCCTGACGGGATAATAGACTACTGCTTAGGCCACTCAGACAAATCAAAAGGAGTTATACGATACTACACCAAAGTCCGGCAGAAACAGGCTGATATGGCCATATCTCGTGTGATTGATTACGTGAACAACCCGGAAAAGTACAAAGAATATATCGAACTGAGGTCTGATATTATGATGATGAGAGGGTAATTTGTCTGACACTTTATCTGTTATGTTATGTATGAGGCAATGGAGCCACTACATAATATTTATTGTAATATGAAAAGAATTATCAACAAATGCCCATGCTCGTTAGAAGCTTGGGTTGGGGCAGATGAACCTGTCTTTAGCGAACAGAATCTTTACTTCTCTCGTAAGGTTGAAGTGAAGGAGTATTTATACAAGAGACTCCAAAAGTACAAAGGCGAAATGGTGGAGTGCTATGTATATCAATTTTACAAGGGTAAACCGCGTGAAGTGCTTGTATCTTTTAATGTAAAATAGCCTAAAGTATAAGTCAATAAAAGCCCCTTCTGGATATTAATCTGGTTGGGGCTTTCGTTTGCAATAAAAGCAAACTTCTACACGACAAAGATAGTCATTTATATTAGACACTTTATTTTTTTGCCATTTCTTCCAAATTATCAGCAGCCCATCTTAAAGCCTGTATGAAAGTTTCTAATTCAGCATCTCCTCCTAACATAACTTCCACTCCTCTTTTATCCTTGAGTAAACGAATATTAATATCAGTTGAAGCTAAATCCTCTAATCTAAAATAGGTTCTTGATCCATGCCCGGAATCGCCACCACAATATCCATTTGTCGCAACTTTTACACCCAAAATATTACAATTAACAATCTCTGTTTCTTTTGAGCTTTTAATCAGTTCTAAATCCTTAAAATCAGCCATAGTTTTATTATTTTTTACAACGAGACAAATGTAAATAATAATTCGATTTTAAGTTACAAAACTAACAATATTTTTTTGTTAAATAGCAAATGGGAATTACCATTGAAATAAATTGTAGTTTACCGTTACCGCCAAGATAGGAGACAACCCGTTTCTACCGATACCATAGCCAGCAGATAGACCAAGCCCCCAGCGTTTGTTTTTTTGTACGATGTCACGGTAAATGTATTCAGTCTGGTAGATGGTACGCGGATACACTCGAATTTCGTCCAAACGTGGTGCTACACCGCTAATCTTTGCATAATAGCTACTATCACGGTATTCTTTGTATTCACGCAGATGATAGCAGGTGTCGCTTGCATGAATCGTATCTGAATTATCAATCCATGCAAGATAAGGCTGTGGAGACAGAATATACATTGTATCTACTTGTATTTTTCTGACCGTGTTCGTTATAGTAATAGTATCCGCATCCTTATTCACACTACTTGCATCATTCCTACGGCTTATGATAAGTAACAGGGCTAATGCAGCAATAATTAGGTAATACAATAGTTTCATGGCTTTACAATGATTTCCTGGATAAATGGATATTCCGCACGCACATCGAAGCAAGGACACATCTTTGTCCATTCTTCAGGTTCAACGATTCCATCTCCGTCCAGGTCAGGCGATGTGTCACGATGGCCCAACACTTCCACAATCTGGTACTTTCCGCAAAGCTCCTTAATCAGTTTGGCTAACGCTTTCTTCTGTTCCGGTGTTCGGGTGTCAGCTGCCTTACCGTGCGCGTCCAGACCGCCCACATAGCAGATACCAATTGAATGTTTGTTGTACGACACACCTGAGAATCCCTTGCTATTACAGTGCGCCCCGTCAATAGTGAGCGAACGGCCAACTTCTACCGTACCATCCAGCCGGATAACGTAATTATAACCAATTGTAGAAAACCCTTTCTGCAGGTGCATCTGAGTGATTTCCTTCTTACCAATGTCCAGCCCAGCACGTGTGGCTGAACAGTGAATTATTATTGAATCTATTTTGTTCATAATAAAATTACATCTATATTTGTGGAGTTCTGCCAATGGTAGGATGGTTAATAAAAAATTTATTACAAGGAGTGCAGTGGCACTCCTATTTTATTTTATTTTATTTTAGTTCAGTTTCTTTTCTTCAGCACGCTAATCCGTTTCCCGTCTTTGGAATACATTCGTGACATGTTTTTATCACGAACAAATCTTCTGTCCATTGAGAAATATCCATGCTTCCCGTCACTGAATACCGCCCTTTCGCCGGTCTTAAAGCGAACCGGCATATTAGGCAGTCCATTATTCATGGCCGCCAGTATAAGCAATCTGCGTCTGAACAAGCTCATCAAGCACCTCCCATCACAGCTATATTATTAAGAATACTTACCTGATACGTCCTGTTGGCCCTGACAACACTGCTTCCTATCCATTTCACACCTTCAGGAAGATTCAGGACGGTAGGCGTAACACCACTTGAAAACTGGAACATGTACTCATTGGCAATGCCTGGAAAGCCTTTCCCAAATGTGACGTTAAGTACGGATACTTCTCCGAACACATGGAACACGTTCGGAAGAAGCTCGGCACTGACCTCGCCCGTACCACCGTTCACGCTGGATATACATCCATTGCCATAATATTCCCCATGGGTATAGATAGCCCGTACCTCCTTGATGTAGGAAACGGAATCAGGCAATATGTTACCGGCTTCCAGTTCTTTCTTGAAGGTGGCATATTTCAAATAATTGTTGAATCTCTTTTTTGCCATGTCATTGGGATTTGTGTGGGGGCTCTGATACAAAGCCCCCACATATTATTACTCGGTTTCCTCATTCCATGCAAACGCATCGTCAAGATCCTGTTTAGTGGCATACTGCTTCAGAGTCTCGTTCGTTGCATAGCTGGTCAGTTCAGCCTTGGTCGCATAAGTGGAGGAAAGCCCTTCGATAGCCTCACTCAGTGCAGCTTTTGTGGCATAGGTGTTCGCCACATCTACAGCCTTGGCATATCCAGCCAAATCCTCTTCGGTAAGAAATCCTTCGAGGTCAGCTTTCTTTGCATACGCTGTCAAATCGACCGTACCACCCAAGGAATCCCAGTTGGTTTCCACACTTGCCTGATTGGCCGTTTCTCCGATGTAGACGAAGTTCGTTTCAGCCGGATATTTCTTGCCGTTCAGGGTAACTTCTGCCGTAACGTTATATACGTGGCCTTTCGATACAGAAGCCACCCCTTTCAGGGCACTAAGGTCTGCCAGAGTACCCTTTGGCACATATACGGCACCAAGCGCGTTGACCTTGTTTGTCAGTGTGTCAACCAGACCTTTCAGAACTTTACCCTGCTCGGCGGAAAGTGCCTTATTAGTCCCGCCCGTTGTGAGGTCATTGATAATCTGGATGAGTGTCTGTGCACCGACGTCAAGACGAATCCATCCGCCATAATCAGCCTGGGTAATCTTTGTCATGTCCTTCAGGACATACAGAGCCGGTTTGCCGTCCCCGTTATCTCCAACAACGACCAACATGCCGTTATAAGTATTCTTTCCTGAATAGGTAGCTGCGGCAATAAGGTCTGTCTTGTTTGGAACAAGCTGACGGGCATCCAGTGGCGCCTGTCCTCCAGGCTCAAAGTTCACGGCAAAGGAAGCAACACCCGCAGGACGGTTTCCTGTTGTTGAAGCCATCGGCATGACATTGTTCATCGGCATGGCAAAGGGAACTTCACGGCTGTTTCGTGCAAGCATGGCTATCACTTCATCCGTAATTTCTTCGCCATTATATGTGGCCGGCTCGTCTACAAGTTTTTTCCCGGCATCGGAAACTGTAAAGCGAAGTTGTAATGCACCGGACATGGCACCTGTCGTTGTCAGCTTCTTGTATGCAATCTGAACACTTTGTACGGTCTTGTTTCCTGCATCAGAACGGTGTACTTGTCCGTTCCGAAAACTTCCCACTTTCCGGACACCGTATTATAGAACTCGACTTTTGATACATTCTTTTCTGAAGGGAAGTAGAATTCAAGGCGGGTTCCGGTTGCTGCTTCAGAAGCAAATTTCGCTCCAATTAATGTATCAGTCCATTTCTGCAGCGGAAGCTTTGTATCAGGAGCTGCGGCAGACGGGAAATTGGTATCTCCGGCAGAGGTAGAAGCTGAAGAACCATTACAGTAAAACGGATAGGTACCATAAAGGTAGACAGCACCTGATTTCACAGTACCTTCAGGAAGCGGATTAGGGGACACGGTCGCCTTGTTTCCTTTTGAAGTGAGCAAGGTGTCACCTGCGCCATGATGAGCCTGGTAATTGTACTGCATCGTACCGAGTGTAACTTTCGTCGGCAATGTCTTGTTGCTTGTACTGTTTCCTACATAGATGAAAGACTGGTCATCGGAGATAAGTTCTCCTGCACGGTTCTTGTTTGCCTGGCCAACAACCGTACAATTACCACGGTTAAATCCTGTCTGAATCTGTTCTGCGGTAGGTGCGCTTTCACCAACCTCCAGAATCTTGTTGGCGGTAAAAGGAGACTTGAATGATATTGTTGCACTTGGTGCCTGTACCGTCGGCTGGATTTCCTCAAAGAGAATATCCTCGAAAATCTGGCTCAGCGTCTTTGTCTTCAAGGTCTCGACCTTTGTCCCAGCCGGAAGACCTCCCAGTTTCGAAGGAGTGGCAAGGCTGTCTGGCAATGATGTCTTGAACTTGATGAGTTCCGTCAGGTCATATTCGGTCTTGCCTGATGATTTGGTAACGATAAGTTTATTGCTGCCTTTGTCAAAACTGACATCTGTGACACCGCTTCCTCCATAATTCACACCGTTCATCAACAGTTCTTTAGTGTCGGTTGCAAAATAGATAGCATCCAGATGTTTTGACGCTGCATCATAACGGGCCTTTAAGCCCCTGTAGAATTTTAATTTTGTTGTTGCCATAAAAGTCTGATTTTAACTGTTTGTTTCTTCATTCCATACTGCTTCTGTTATCTCCTCCCATTCTCCATCCTTCCGGCCGTATATCTTCCCGTCTTTTGGCGCATCGGGAATGGGAATGCTTCCACCGGTTGATATGTCAATGGAAGAAGCACCAAGGTTGACGGTGGCCATTTCAAGGTTAGGGACACTTATGCTGTCCTCTTCACAAGTTGTTGCAACAAGCCTGAAAGCCTCACACATGTCAACGGCAGTCTGTCCTTCCTTACCATAGTTCTCCCACAAAGTCAGCGAATACGTACCAAGGTGTTTGTGGTCCGTTCCATGAAAAGTAAATTTCAGCTTGTTTCCCTGGTATATCTCAAAATGGAAATCGAGAAATCTGCCTAGAGGATTCTTCAGCATGAGTTTCAAGTCCCTTCCTTCCAGTGGAACAGGCTCCTTGTTCGTGAGTATCTGCCAGGTGAAGTATATATCTTTCCCTATCCTTATCTTTCTCATATCAACTAGGTCATGAAACTTATTGTCATAAGTAATATTATGATTACGGAGTAGATGATTTCCGCTATCAGGCGTCTATCTGTCTTCTTCATCCTTTGTAACTTTTTCGATAATTTCGCCAGCCGTTGTGTACTTCTTTTTAATGTAGCCCACCAGCAGGCGCTTAATGGAAACCTTGTTCTTGATACCATGAATTGTGCATATATGCTCCATAATACTGTCAAATTCGAAAATGAAAGCCAACCCCAGCCCGCAGATAGAACTGATTGTATAGGAACAGATGCCAACCGGCTGAAGAATTGCAATGCCCAGCATGAACCCAACAACAAGGTATGAATTATACTCAATGAACTTGCACACGGTACGTCGGCCAGCACGGGAAAAGCGGAAATCCTCGCCCCGCTTAACCACGCTGTCGATGATTCCCAGAACAAAGTCGGCCACAATCATCACAACGATAAAAGCCAGCATCCAACGAAGCTCGAAGACTACTTCCTTAATTTCTCCAATGAAGGAGTAAGCCCCGGCAACAAGAATCTGCGGGGCTATGACGGTTATAAGGTTCTGCATCACTCCTTATTTACCTTACCACCGAACAACCTGGACAGCCATTCGCTTGTTACAACCGACACGATACCAGTAGATGCCAGGGCGACAAACAACGCATCAATCACCACAACCCAGACGCTTGCATCTGCCGGAGGGAAACCGAGATTCATCCACCAACTGAAGAAGGTAACGATTACACCAACTACAGCAGTTACCCACATAGTCACCCACTTATTCATAGGATTGGATAGCTTCGAAGCGATAAATCCTACTACAGCAGGAACCACGACCGTAACAAGCCCGGTGAAGCTGGCAAATCCGGTCAGGAACTCCGGAACGGAAGGTTCTACACTAACGGAAGTCTCCGCGAAAACACTCACTACGCACATCAGCAGTGCGACCATCATGAAAACGAATCTTTTCATCTTACTAAGGTTTAGATTAAACAAAAATGCCCACAAACGTATTCCCGTTCAAGGGGACACGTTTATGGGCGTCATCTCAAAAAATCTTTACAAATCTACTTATTTACCAAAGCTTTTCAGTGAATGTAAGCATGTAAAAAACAAACAAAGAATAAAAGGTTTCAAAAAAGCTGACAGCTCTTGTCAGTATATTTTAGGTATATCACACGAAATCTACCAAAACTCTACCGGAGCGCAAAATTTGGCTGAAAATCGAGCCGTTTTTTCCGGGTTTTGACAGCCTTCAAATCGCGTAAAATTGTTGATGAAAGAACCTCCGAATATATCTCAGTAGTCTTGACTGAAGTATGTCCGAGCAACTTCTGTACTGTGGTAATCGGTACCCCCTGATGAATCAATAGTGTAGCACATGTATGCCGGGCCGTGTGGTACGTTATGTGCTTCTTTATGCGTGCCATTCCGGCAATCTGTGCAAGGTATTTGTTTACGTCTGAATTACACCCTAAACTGGCAAATTCTTCTATTTTGTAGCGGTCTAAAATTGTGAGTGCTTTCCCTTCAAAAAGAAGATGCAACGGTAGCCGGAGTTCGATACCAGTCTTAATTGATTTGAAGTGCAACCACTTTTGACCATTTACACGGATAAAGTTAGCTGGTGTAAGCTGGCAGAAGTCTGAGAATCGCAAGCCTACATAGCAACAGAATAGGAACGCATCCAACACGTGACGTAGCTTCTGGTCATGCACTTCCAGGCTCTCCAGTTTCCTTAATTCGTCCGGAGTCAAGAACTCGTGCCGACCTTTCTCCTGCTTGATTTTGAATTTTCTGAATGGATAAGCGTCTGCATGGATATAACCTTGATTTATCGCTTCATTGACCAGAGTACGAAGCTGGCGAAGGTGTTTTGCCACGGTATTCACTCCGTTTCCCTTTTCCCGAAGATATGTTTCAAAATCCTTTAAGAATGTGTATGTTATGTCCTTGAAATCTAATCCAGGGCGGAATTCCTGAAGAACATTGATAGTCGTGATTAGGTTGTCTTTTGTACTTTGGCGTCTGTCTGAGTGCTTTACATATTCTTTAGCGAATATAGGGAAGGTAACATTTACGGGGGTATTTTTCTTTATTGCATCTTTCAAAAGTGATAGTGTGGCCGGGATACCTCTCTTCCAGAACGAAAGTTCTATAGCCTGCAAGTGTAGGATATACTCGAAAAGCATTGCGTTCAAGTCATTAGCTTGCAGATGGTCGATTACTTGAGAGGTCTGCTTATCCCAGTGTTCCGGCCGTAGATAAACATTTGTCTTAAAATATACTTTACGTTGATTCAAAGAGGCTTCTACCTGCACAAGGGCTGTACCTTGCTTATTTAATTGATTCTTTCGGTTGAAAACAAGGCGGTATCGAATTTTTTCCATTTTTCTGCCGAAAATAGCTATTTATTTGGAATTCATAAAATAATAGCACTGGCGGAACTTATGAATGGAAATAACTTGTTTCCATTCATGGTAAAAGATTTTTTGTATATAACAAACAGAATAGTATTGATGAACTTAACGATGTTGTGGAGTCCGGCATGTATATGATTATTCCAGGTTCGGATACCTACGGAACTCTGTTAGTTTTTCAAGCAGGAGTTGGAGCTGCTGGAGCAACTGTCCAGCGTTACTTTCATCCTCCAGGATTAAATATTACAAGAATTAAAAACTCAAATAGCGAAAATTCTTGGGCTCAATTATAACTCAATCCACCCTCTCCATGTACCGTCCACCTTTGCTCTCCAATATCGTTTAATTGGATACATCGAGAATGCTTCCTGATACATATAGGCCGGAGAAGCAGGGTAAGTTTTAACTATGAATGTAGCATTGTTCTCTAAAATATTTCCATTGTATATATCAGTAGACAGAATATCTATATCATCTATGTTGGATACTCCAGAATTATCACCCTGACTGAATTTAGCAGCGGGATGAAGCCCCGATTTTTCTAATGTTGCAATCCCAATAAGTTCCGCCAGAACTGACGCAACCTGCTCTTTTGTCATAACTCCTACAGCGTCACCTTTTGCATTCACGGCCACAAAAGCGGATATGTCTTCCAGCTTGGGAAGAGCCAGTGTAGACTTCTTCAGAAGCTCCGTTTTCGACACCTTATGCGGAACGCCGTTTGTATCGTACACTTGTACCGTTTCACCGTCATCTGCCGTTGTCTGATTCTTCATACTTTCTGTATGCTTCAATAGATTGTCAGTTTCTTCACCTGTAAAGCTTAATACAAAATCTTCTTCTGCTGCCATAATTGTTTTTAATTTATAGTTATTAATGATGTTACCAACATTGTATAGAGATTATAATTTCCTTGTCCATCAGCTTGTATAATTGATTAAAAAATATCCGAAATACGGAACCTTGGCCACCAGTAGTATTATTGAATCGCCGACAGCCAAAGTATAATTTTGTACACTTCCGTTCTGGTCGTATATTCCTGTCAGCGTGACATTCTGCGAACCTGCAAGGCATCTGAATACCAGCATAAGTCCGAAATCAGACGGAAGGCTGCTCATACCAAACATACTTGCGACCTGCGACTCTGTCGGAAGGGTCACATTATATGCGCTGCTGGCATATATAAAGAAGATATTATTCTGTGAGAAATCAATCTTGTAGGTGCTGCCTGTAATGTTCAGTCGTCCGATCTTGGTTCCAATAAACGCAGTTGCCATCAGTGGAGCATTGCTTTTCAGCCCATAGTTTTTCGTTCCACCAGATACTTCAATAAACAGCCCATAATTGGCCACGTCAAAACCGTATCCGCCATACGTATTCGTCTGATTGTTTATGATTCTTCCCGCAGCTGTAAAACCAGAAGCTGTCGCCGGAACAACATTCTTCCCTATTAATACATAAGAGCTTGTGCCGCCTACACGAATCATGTCACTATAAATTGACAAACTACCTCCACCTCCGGATGCCGTTGCTTCACTACCGATTCGGCCATTTGCCAGTTCAAATCCTCCGATAGAGCCTCTTTCCAAAGAACCCTCCGCACCATCAAGATGCTTCACCTTCAGATTGTCCACGTCAATGTATTCGGCCTTGACAATCGGACGTCCATTTTTATCAGTAGTAAAAACAGCGATTGGATTACCAGACGTATTGGTTACAAAGAAATTATCTGCATGTACCGTTACAGTCCTATCTTTGACGTTGATTCCTGTATCTTCCAGTTCAAGGCTTATTTCATCCTTTGCTACCTCTACAACTGATTTACCAGACGATAGCATGAGTTCGCTGAATCTTCCGACCAGCTTTCCATCGGACAGACTGAGGTAATTCGTTTGTTCCCTGTTACCGAGATAGGCCCGTCCGTACACATTGAAGTATCCCTCTTTTTTCACACGGTCGTATCCAATCGTGACTATATCCCTGCCTGAAAGGGAATAAGAGTTTATCCCCTGGTAGAAGGTAAGAGAGGGTGCGCCGTCTCCGTAGGCGGAAAGCACGATGGCGGACTGGAAATCCGGGTCCGATATGTCTCCCAATTGTACAACCACGTCACCCTCCTTGGGAATATCGCTTCCTTCGTCACAGTGGGAAACGGAAACGTCAATATAGTTGTCACCGACATTTTCCACCAGTCTCCACCAGTAATGGTTGGATACGCCGTCATACGCGCCTTCCTTAATATTAAAGGACTGTGAGCGTACTAAATTCCCTGGCTTAAAACGATTTTCTATGGCTTTCTCACCATCATCGGCAAGGAAGTAACAGCGATAAACAGAACCATAAGTTCCAGGAGATGAGTAACCTCTTTTCCCGTCTGAGAACTTGACTCCTTTACCATCTTTGAAACGAATTCCCTTTTTTTCTATAAACTCGACCTTAGTAATCGTTGCTCTGGCTCCGGAAGCGTTGAACATGAAGGAAGCTCCGGCCAGCTCGGTCTCCATTATTGAAAGTAACTGGAAGATGGCTTTCTTTCTTACATAAAATTTATCAATCCAGCCGACAGAATCACCATTTTCATCGCTATAGAATGACATGCCCGCACCCATCATTCCTGTAACGAAGTCAGGTGATGTCAGGAAAGGAGATATGATACCGCCAAGAAGCTTAATGAGATAGTTTGTCTGGTCTTCCTTGTCCTTTCTCAATAATGTTGCAAGTGACCGTTTTGCCGAAAATACGTTACTGTCCGATGGGGCAGTAGAATCATTGGTCTTAATCACATATATGCTACTTCCTCCGCCTCCAACATAAGTATGCCCTTTATACGTAATCGACTCCAGTTTCTCTTCCACATCATTAAGGCGAGAGTAGGGCATACTTTCCCCAATAGTATATACCGGAGAATCCCATGGAATGTCAAGGTTAAACTCCCATCCGAGAACACGGCTTTCACGACCATTCTCAAAAAAGGCTTTATTGACCAGGTTTATCTTTTGCCCGAACTCGAAAAAGCGTTTCAGCTTGTCTTCATTAACCCATTCTGACCGGAGGGTAGTGTAGTATGTACCATCGTCCTTTTTTCGCTGGTCTGCTATCTTCTGTGCCTTCTCTTTCAGTTCCTGCTCCGCGTCCGGAATCATTTGTACAGAAACAAACTTTGGATCAAAACCGGAAAGGATATACTTGTCATCATTTTCAGGATATATGGTATCATCCGGCAATGGACGTCCGTAGTCTTCGCTGCGGACAATTTCCCAAAGCTGGCTTCCGTTGTTGTCCGGGTCAAAAATAACACCGAACTCCAAACCATTCATTTTGCCGGACTGAAAGATAATTGTCAGCTCTTGTCCCGGAAGTATGTAGTCCTTGGAGAAATTCAGGCCAGTATCACGATAGCGATAGTAAGTCACGGTTTCCTGACCTCCGTCTTCATTTGTAACGGTTTCCGTCCTCGTAGATACACTTGACATCGTACTTTCAAGTCGGGGATATACCTCGTCAAATACCACGATGTCTTCAATTGCTTCTTCCTGGCTCATGTCAGGATACACATCTATATATGGCGTACCAGCGGGAAGCATAAGTCGTCTTTGCACAACTCCGTTTACTACCGTCTGCTCTTCAATGGGACGGTAGTTCTCAGGTATGTTTCTTGTAGATCCGAATGCATAAATGCGGGTGGCATAAGTGCCTTTGCTCTCACTGCGAGTCATGGCAGACGCTTCAACCCCTAACTCGATTTTGACGGCATCACCGAATTCGTTTCGCCCAAAATGAATTACGTTGTCCGTTATCCAGCAATCACAGTTCCACTTATCCTCACCCGCCATTGAGAATAAGGCATCCAGCAGGTTCATATTGTCATACGTCATTGCAACTGCCTTATTCTCTACTGTTGAATCTATTTCAAATACGAATTCTTTTCCCTTATAGGTATATCCCAAAGCTTTCAGGTTACGTAAGAACACACCAAGCTGTACATCAAGGGCTGCGGTGAGAGACCATGACGCTTCATATCCAGCATGTTCAGGAGTGTATTTGAAAATTTTGTTTTTCCACTTCCAGTAGTAAGCATCCAGTTTCAGCTCATAATCATATCCACCAGTAGAAGCATTGAAAGAAGGTTTCTGCAGGTCTGTTACCTCATATACTTTTGAAAGTAAGCCTCCCAGTGAATCATCCAGAACCCCAGAAAGGTCTACATAGTCTCCAAGTTTAAAATATATCGGTTCAGGCACGGAGAATGGGAGAACGATGTAGTCCTCTTTCATCAGTGTAAACTTTCCCTTCGCCCCTTTGTTGATAGGGGTGGAGAACCTCGTCTTTCCGGATATGTCCTTAATTTCAATCATATCCCCAAAGTTCATAAATAGAAAATGGAAGCCCTAAAAATCCGGACTTCCATTTGAAACAATAAAGGAAATGTTCGTTATTCACTTCTATCCATGGGATTCGGTTCGCAAAACTTACTTGAAACTTTACCGAAACGCCTGTCAATACTCAACCCGTAAGAGATGCTTTTCCCCAGGTAAACCAGCTTGTAGACTTCGCTCCCAAGAGCGGGGATTTTGATGTTTACGGCTCCCTTCTCCAGTTCTGACTGAAAGGCTTTCTTCTTTGTCCGATAGTCACCTTCTGAGCCTCCTTCTATTGTGAACTGGAGAGTGATTTCACGCGATGCTACTTTTGCATTTTCGGTTATTATTCGCTTCCCGTGCTCCAGACGGCTCTCATCTTCAATGTAGTCTTTCATCTGATTGAATCCGTCGATAGCATCGAGAAAACCGTCACCCATGCGGACACCCCATGTGCTCCAGGCATCCTTCCCGTTAATAAATAAATCTCCTGTCATAGTCTTGCTGTATTACGTTTCACCTCGGCGATGTCAGCCTTAATATCTTTCAAGTATTTGGCTGAGTCTTCAGTATTCTCTCTGATTTGCTGTAACTCCAAATAGGAATTGGCCAGGATGGTACGTGTCTCGTCGGCAATGTTGTACAGACCGGTTACTTGTGATGTCAGGGAGCCGATGGAACCTCGCAGTTCGGTAATAGCTACCGTTTGCTGCTGTTCTGCCGTCTCTATCCTAAGATTGGACTCATACACGGCTGTAAACCGCCCGCTCAGTTCTCCGGCATCCTCGTGCGTCATTTCTGTACCGAATCCGCGGCTGGAGGCCGACTGCTGGGAACTGCTGCCAGCCTTGTCGTATCCGGTAGCTGCGGCAAGTTCATCCCGTAGTTTCAATGCTTCATTCACGTACCCCATATATTCGTTTTGGAGTGAATTACGTTCACTCTCACTCAGGTTTCCGTCCTTCATACTTTCACCGAATCTGTTCCACCAGTCTTCCAGCTTCTTGCTGTACATGTTACCGATTTTATCTGAAAGCATGGCACGCATAAAGTATTCGGATAGGTTATCCGCAAAATCTTCCGCCGAGGCATCCATATCCATGAGAGTATCTATGAAACTGTCATACATGGAATCAAAACTTATTCCGGTAAGCTGTTCGAAAAGTCCCTCTTTCAGTTCTTCGAGGTTTCCGGCCAGATCTGCATATTCACCTAGTGCATCAACGACAGCATTTCCATAGCCTCCTTTCCCTGAATCGGCCATTTTCTGCCACAAGTCTACATTCTGACGTAATAAGTCCATCTGCTCCGGCGACATCTGCCACAAGGAATCTGTACCTGTGAATTCTGCCATGACATTTTCCCGAATCCATTGTATGTCACTTTCCGACCAGCCCATGTAATAGGCCCAGCTATGATGGCTGCTGTGATAGCTGGCATTGGCCTGCGCTTTTGCAAGGACATTCTTGTTGTATTCCTCCTGATACTTGATGGCCTTATTGTACTCTGCTACAGATTTCTCGCTTCCCTTGCTGGACTTCATTTCTTCCGTAAGGGATTCGATGGCAGACTGCAGCTTTTCGTTTCTGTCCGTGAGTCTGTTGATTGTATCCTGCACCTCTTTTTCATTTCCTCCAATACCGAAGAGTTTGCTGAATCCTCCGAAAGTCAGGGTATCCCATATTCCACCTACAGACTTAAAGACACTACTGAATATGTTACCTACGAAACCATCCAACCCCTGTGTCCCGATGGCATCTAAAAGAGAAAATGCAGCTCCAATTATACCTCCAAGTTTCTCGCTCTCTTCTGCAAATATGTCTACTATATTTCCGGCCAAATCACCGACCTGAGAGAGTGAAATTTCAGAATTTGAACCAAGCTGGGTAATGACGTTCGACAATGTGACAAGGTTGCTTGTCGTTTTATCTGTCGACTTTTGTACATTGACCTGAGCGTTCTGCTGTCTTTTCTGGGCATCATTCAGTTTCTTCGTGGCCGCTTCTTTCTGTTCATCTGTTCCGCTTCTCATGGCTTCGTTGTATTCCTCCTGAGCTTGTGACAATTCTTCCTGTGCCTTGGCCAATTCGCTTAACTGTTCGGGTAGGTCGGCCAACAATCCTCCTTTGTCGATAAGAGTTGACTGGATGTTGCTTAACGCCTCGTCAATGACCTTCTTCTGGTCAACAGCCATATTCTTGTATTCTTCTGAGTTCTTGAAATCCCTAAGCTGCTGTTTTACCTTGTTCAGGGACTCTTTGGAGACCTTATCCAAGTCACCGAAGATAAGTTCCCAATTGATTCCCTGTTTCAGCTTCTCAAGATCAAGAGAGGAGAGTGCCTTATCCATTTCTTTCTGGAGTATGTCCTTGTCTCCCTGAGTAGCAGCCTCCGAGATTTTACGGGTGTACTCAGCTATGATTGCATCACGTTTCTGCATAAATGTACCATAGCTTTTCAGGTAGCGTTCATTAGCCTCGATTGCAGCCTGATTTTCGGCTTTCGTAATTTCGGCCAGCCCTTTTTCACGTGACTGCATGGCATTAGACGCACGACTTCCTAATACTTCCCGCTGTTCAGACGTAAGCTTTCCTCCTTGTGCATCTTCCCATTTTTTTCGCTGTTTTCTAATTTCGTCGATTTCTCGCTGGTAATCCAGTGCAATCTGTCTGCGCTTCTTTTCAGAACCTTCTTCCATCAGGTTGATTTCTTCCTGCTGATTTGTTCTGCGAAGCTGAAGGAGTTCTTCTGCAACCTGTTGCTGCTCTTTCTTTTGTCGCTCGGCATCTTTCTTCGCATTATTCTCTTGTTTGGCCAGAGTGTCTCCTGTTACACCACCGAGCGATTTATATGATTTTTCTGCTGCTTCCAACTCTTCTACAGCTTTCTTATAAGCAGATTCAGTGCCTTTTTTAGCATCCTCTACGGCCTTTAATTTTGCTTCGTAAACAGCTTTTGCTTCTTTATATGCTTGCTGATACGTCTTTTCCGATGCTTCTCTTTGCGATTCCAGGCCAGATATGGTGCCGTCAATCCCTTTTAACGCTGCTTGCGCATTATTGAACCGTATTTGAACGTCAATAGGAATTGTTGCAAAAGGAAAATTCTTAATTTTTTCTTGCTCTTCCTGCAATATTTGTCTTGCTATATTGTATTCGCGTATAATCTGCTCACGATTACTTCTTGCTTCCATCAGCTTGACTTCAACAGGTTTCGAGTTTTCCTCTGTTTCCTTTTTCAGTCGATTATATTCGCTCAAGGCTGATTTCCACTTGTTAAGATTTGCTTTTGCTGATTCTATTTGTGAAGCGATTAATGGGGCACCTTGCCCCGCATTTTTTAAAGAAGCATTTAATGATTTTATTTTCTCCTCCCATTGTTGAATATTCTTTAGTATGTTTTCATAACTGTTCTTGTCTCGTTCCTTATTCAGTTCTTTATTTGCTTCTGCAAGATTGAGTACAGCCAGTTGTTCACGGGTATAAGCAGAAGAAAGTGCAGGAGAATACCTTTGCAGTTCCTCATAGGCCTTTATCTTTGAAAACTCGGTTTCTGTCTCATCTTGGATAACGCGTATCAGCTCTTCTATTTTTTTCTTGCGTTCCTCTTCCTGATTCGCAAAATTCTTTTGTTCTTCATTGAATTTTTGTTGTGCCTTTTCCGATGCGGTTGTGCTGTCATGGAAGGCCCACATTGTAGCAACAAGACCGGCAAGAACCGTAGCTACCAGGACATACGGGTTGGCTTTCATAACCGTATTCAAAGCCTTTTGTGCTATCATTTGAGCTTTGGTAACCAAAATTGCAAGTTCCATTCTGGCCGTTAATGTATCCTGAGCTATTCGCACTACAATAAGAGCGGTTTTGTATGTCCCGTATGTAGCAATCAGTCCTATCAAAATCTTACCAACAGTTTCATAGTTCTCAATAAGACCTTTCAAGCCTGAAATACCTGCAGAAGCAATTCCCTGAGTATCTTTCCCAATCTCATTCAACATTGTATCCCAAGCATCTCCAAGGTTACTCAACTGCCCTGTAAGAGACTTAGACTGTTCTTGCATCAGGTTATAATAGATTCCTGATTCACTAGTCATATTTTTAAAGGCCTGTTCTACTTCTTTAAATCCTACCTTGCCTTCCTTTACTAAACCGGAAACTTCATCTTTTGTCACACCAAGCACTTTTGCCAGTTCCTCGTAGATGGGAATACCACGTCCTGCAAACTGACGAATATCGACAGCATAGGCCCTCCCTTGTGTCCTTAATGTGCCATAGAGATAAGCTATTTCACTAAGTTGGGAGCCAACACCGGCGGCTACATTTCCCAACATTACAAGCTCATTACCCACATTCTCAGCTGACGAGCCGTAAGCAATCATTTGCTTGGCAGATGATGCCACCCCTTGAAGGTCGAAAGGTGTCTTTGCGGCAATATCCACCAGTTCCGACATCAGTTTATCTGCTTTTTCCTTACTTTTCAGCATGGTTGAAAAAGAAATTTCAAGCTGCTGGAATTGTCCTCGTACATTGACAAGTTCTGTGACAAAGTTTTTCAAAGCAGTTACTCCACCTATTACACCAAGTACTTTGGTTAAGGAAACGGACATTTTTTCATTTGCTTCGACCGTTTCGCCGGCTTCTTCCTTAAAGGCTGCATATTCATCCTTCAGTCTCTTTACTGAAAGACGAGCTTCAGCCTGCTGCTGAGTCAAACCAAATAAAGTAGCTCTTTCTTCATCGAGAGTCTTCTTTGCAGATTGGTATTCTGATAATAAGCCTGCAGCTCCCGTCGGATTTCTTTTTAAAGCTGTTTTATAAGCATTGCCCAACCGCTTAACATCATGTTCTACGTCTTTGACAACTCTTTTCTGGTCAATAATTTTTTGAGTAAAATCATTTACAGATTGTGAGGCATTGTAAATATTGGACTTAAAGTCTTTCTCCATTACAGCCCCTGTCTTAGCCGCCTCAGTTACCAGTCCCATCATCTGCTGACGAGTGGATGACAGTTGCGTTTCTAAAGCTTTTGCTGCAGCTGGGGATTTGTTTACGTCCATCTTCTTGAGCTGGGCTTCCAGCTTCTCACATTCCTGTCTCAGTCGAATCACCTCTTGGTAGTCACTCGACACTTTAAACACTAACTTTGGCATATTTGTTATTTATTTCTTCTTCTGCGCGAAGCCATATCCTTACCCTTCACCTTTGTAACCTTGATTCCGGTAACTGTATGGAGCTTGTCACGCTGCATTAATACTAAGTTTCTATACGGTATCTCGTAGACTACTTCCCGGTATGACAGATGCAGATTTTCCATGAACGATGCAATCTGTCCCAAGAGAGTATCATTTCCTACGACCTCGGTTTCGCTGCCAGCAGACTTACGTTCCTCGCCAAGCTGACAGCTTTGAGAAAAACCTTTGAGTCAATCATAGAGAGTGCTTCATCTAAAGCATTTACGTTTTCTTCGTATGTTCCTTTTGCCAGTTCTTCGCTCAAGTTTTCGTCACCAGCTATCAGCCAGGAAAGAGCCTTGCTGTAGGCCTCACTTTCTCCCAGGGAGAGCAGAACTTCTTTCAATTTGTCTGCTTCTTGTACGCCTGACAGATGGGAGATTGCCCCGGCCAGTTTGTGGATAGTAGGAGGGTAGAGCGTGTAGGCTTTCCCAGCGACAAACACCGTTCTGAAATCACTTCCGATAATGGATTCAGTTACTATTTTTGCTCCTTGATTCATTCTGATAAAAGATAAAAATTAAGGGGTGAAGCCATAAAGCCCACCCCTGTTATGGAATTCAATCTCTACCTATTGGATAGGCATTAAGCACCTGCTGTTACTTCAGATGAGTCAAACCAGTATTCCGGTGCAACTTCTGCATTTTGTGGTTCCAGTTCCACCGCACTTACAGGAATACCGACAGCCTTGTCTGTTGTGGCTTCACGTGCACCGATGTCAGCACGTGGAATCACACAATACTGGTCATCGTCAGTCAAAGCAACAAGTAACTTCTCAATGTTTACCTTGCCTCTTGCTCGTTTCCAACCCTTATCAGTGTTAATAATGTCACCACCCATAAGGTCTTTCTTAGTAGGATAGTCGTATTCTCCAATAGTGAAGTTTACAGTAACATCACCCATTTCCTTATCACTTCGGTAGGTCTGATTCGTGAGCTGGTTCTTGTAGTTTGTACGACTTGCTTCCGCTTCTTCAATCGTCCATGTATCCTGATGGATATTCTTGATTTCTTTCAAGGTTTCACCCTGCAAGAGAGTATGCAAGGCTTGCCCTGTCAAATCTGCGGTAATCTCGCTAGTTTCGCCATACCAAAGCTTCTTGATATTCGCGGCTGTGACTTTCTTTGCTTCTGCCATATTATTTCACATTTAAAACTTCAAACAAAATTCTTACATTCACATAGTGACACTTTAAGGATGTGTCCTCCTCAGTTCCGATTGACTCGATGGAATAATGATAGGTTGTACCGTCATAGCGTCCGGTCACTCCGTCAAACAATTCTTGCGCCTGTTTCTCCAGTTCGTTCAGCCGGATGGTGTTGGCTTCACCTTCTTTTAAGTCAGGAACGCAAAGATTCACCTCAACGAAGGATTTCTTCCAGTACGTTCCCGGCTGCTGTTTCTTAGAGTGAATGACAATCCTTTCGGACTTCATCGCACCCGTCAGTTTCTTGCCATGAGGGACAACATCAATGCCGAAAGGCTGGCAATCACGATAGAGTATGTTCGCTATGTCGGTGGTAACTATCATTTTATTTCCTCCTTTAATCGTTTCTCAGCATATATGGCTGCACCAGTCAAGACTTCGTAACCTTTGGATTCAACGAACGAAGCATATTCAGCTTCATTCCTTAACTCCAGTCCATCATCCTGAACTGAGTATTTGTTTGACTTACGGAGCGTTCCGGTCCGGTTCTGGTAACTTCCGTTCTTCACAGCGTAATCGACAGCTTCCTTGCCAACTTTATCTTCAACAGATTTCACCTCGGCATAGCCTTGCTCGAAAAAGCTATCCACGTCCGAAAAATCAAATTTTACAGCCATATCTCTGAGTAACCAAAATAGTTTGTATTCTTCACCATGTAAACCTTGCCAATTCCACGGATATTCTTACCGTCCATACATCTGACCTCATCACCAGCCTTCAGTGAGGTTTTCTTCTCACAGACTACGTGATAGTTCGGTCGGTATACCTTGCCATTCTCCGAAGTAAACTCCTTGGTTGAGTTATCGTCGCACCGGCACTTACATACGTCCTGCCAGCTTTCTCCACCGGTTCCGGGAATGGGCCGGCCGAACTCGTCTGTTTCCATCGGAGTAAAGACCTTAACCTGTAATGTATGTGGGGCAAATATCATAGGAATCTGACTTTAGGTTTATCTGACAGCGTGTCTTCAAGACCATACTTCTTGCACAAGAAAGAATAGTATTCCTTCAAGCCTTTTGTATCCCATGACATAGAGAAACTGTTCTCGCTGATGGAAGTGGCACGGAGTAATAGAGAGGGGATGAACTTCGCCATAGCCACCGAAACAAGTCCGATGTTTGACGGGTCCATCTCATCCTCTCCGCTTACTTCTGAAGACAAACTTATCTCCAAAAGGTCAGCCTCCGACAAGTTGATGCCGAAGGTCTGAAACTTCTGTGATATGTAGTCGTTTACTGTCATTCGTTCATGGTTGACAAATCAAAGTTCACAATCAGGTTCGGGTTCGTAATCTGCGGAATCCACTCTGCAGTGTATTCCAAATAACGACCGTTCTTGTCCTTGTAACCGGAAATAAGCATATCACCGTCTGCCTGGGTGTAGTTACGTCCAGGTACGCCGTCCACTGCTTCGTACGGAGTGTGGAAACGCATATAACCGACCTTATCCTGCGGAAGCAAGGTGATACGGTCGTCGGCGTAAATCTGCACGTTCTTTCCGGTCTGGTCTTTTACGTAATCTTCCTTGATTTCAATGGCCGGAAGCCCGATGCCAGTGAATACTTGGGAAGCCAGTTGAGATGTAATCAAACCGGTTGAAAGGTACATTTCATTTCCTGTAAGCTGCATTTTGAACTTGTCACCAAACTCAGCCGACCCGATGATATTCTTCACGAAAGTTCCTCGGGACATAATCATCTTCTGGAAGTTTCCATAATCAGCTTTCAGTGCATTAATCTGCTGCTGCAAATAGGTGATGAAGTTCGTCTTCGCACCAGTATCAGGCTTGATGAACTTGAACGGCAATTCAATGTCGAGAAGGTCAACGCCTCCGGCATTGTCGTCTTTGTTCTTGACTGTTGCTTCTCCGGTCATCAGAAGTGAACCTACGATAATATCCATGCGCTTGTGAGCTGCCAAAAGTACCTGGCGGTAATCGTCATAGATGAAATTCACGATTTCCTGCATGGCTGCTACCTGGTCAGCAGGTTTAGCTGCGTTAAACTTGTCAATCAAGTCCTGAAGTTCTGACAGGCGGTCAATAGAAATTTGGTAAGCATCACCAAGATAAGCGATTTCACCATATCCTGAACCGATATTCCGGCGTTCACGGATAGGCTTCTCGCCGTATCGTGAGTTAATGGAACCGGCCATCACTCCAGTAACCTGACCGATGTAGTCCTTGAATACACGGGTAGTCGTTCTACGGAAATCAAGATACTGCTGCCAGTAGATTGTATCCTTACGAGTCTGAAGGACGCGCTGGATAACGGCGTTTACGATATTGGGGTCATTAAACAGAGTATGAATAGTTAGCATCATGTTTTACCTCCTTTCTTTATTTGCTTGCAATTACACCTGCTGTTCTCAAAGATGCCAGAAGGGCATTCAATTTTGTATGTGCATCTTCCTGCCCAGTAGCATCATCTACTTTAACACCCTGCTTTACACCTCCGAGAGCAGAAGATGTTGCTGCAGACAAAGTGAATTTGTTGGCTTGGGATGCGATACCATCCAATTTAGCTTTGTCTTCTTTACTCATCAAGCCATCTTGACTGGAAGACGCTTTGGCAACTACAGCCTTTCCACTTTGAGTAACGTCAGGAGCGTTGAACTGGAAATGCGGCATGTTGGCCTTGTCAATGTCAGAGAAAGGCATAACCAATTTGGTAGGCTCAATCTCGAATGCTCGCATCAAAAGAGCAACTAATACAATGCCTTCTTCTACTTGTACTCTTCCGTACAAGGCTGAGTTAGCAATGACTTTCGGAGTTGTGCCGCTTACCGCTGTAGCTTCATAGAGTACAGTACCAGCTTCCAATGTTTCGCCAAAGTCGGCAGACAGCGTCAACTTATCGAAATCTTTGTTTGATTTGTCAATACTGTTGATGGTAGCTCCATGAGAACCATTACCTAGATGCATACCCACATAAGCCAAAGAGTTTTTCTTGATTTTCAAAGTGGTATTGGAACCGGTGGTAAACTTTTCATAGACTTCTACACGGATGGCCACCTGAGCGGTCTTCTTCACCAAGTCGGCGGCAATCGGTGTAAAGGATGGAAGAAACGAACCAGCAACAAGGTTGGTCGTATCCAGCTTGTAAGGGCCTCTACGTCTTACACCGGTAGAAACGTCATAGCGTTCCTCGATGGACGGTTCAGGCTCAATGTAATACTTGTATCCTGCTGACATAAATTACTTGTTTTGTTGTTCGACAATAGATTTTGTGTCCGCCTCAATCATTTTGGCGAACTCGCTCGCTTCCTTCTCCTGCTTCTGTTCGGCAGTTTCAGGAGCTTTGGAGAACTGAAACCCGTTGTTAGACATATCCTGCTTCATGTCCTTGAAATAAGTATCCAAGTCCGTGTTTTCAGGAATGTTGCGGTCTTTCAGCATAAATTCGGGAATACCATACTTCTTCGCCACTGCTGAAATCTGAGAATTACGCTGCGCCTGCGCTTCCCTTGCCTCGTAAGCAGTTAGCTTTTCAGAAAGGGTCTTGTTGGAATCAATCAAAGCCTGTGCCCATGCAGGAACATCTTTGTCTTTATCCTTGTCCTTATCTTTGTCGGCATTCTCTATTTTCTTTTTCAGTTCGTCCAATTCCTTTTGGAGACCCGACTTTGCGTTTCTCACTGTATCAATGTCGCCCTGAAAAGATTTCAAAAGACCTTCGACCCCGCTAATAGCGGTTTCTATCTGACTTTCCTCTGTGACGGTTTTTGATAAGTAGTCAGCCACCCCGTCAAATGCTTTATCACCAAACCCAAAGGTTTTATACTTCGTTTTCAGTGCTACTAAGATTTTCTCTTTCATAATTATGATTTTAAATTAGTTCCCATTTATATCCTCTAATTGTATACGAGCTATTCCTGCAACACGCTCTTAGTGATGATGTACAAACATTCATGTTTCTTGCAGCTTCTTTTATGCTGTCCCACACTTTCACAACATCGCCATTTTTATTTTTCTGCACAATCTTTTTTTTACCAACAGCATGATTCAGCCCATTAGTAAATGCATGCCTTATATTTTCCGACAGAGTATTCCACTCAAGATTATAAATTGAATTATTTAATTTATTCCCATCTATATGATTTACAGTTGTTTTTCCAAATGGATTAGGAATAAACGTTTCAGCAACAAGCCTATGCACTAATACATAGCTTTTATGTCCATCTTTCCATAAATCCATAAGAAGATATCCACTATGAAGTTTCCTTCCCTTCATAATCCTAATGCCGGATTTATGTCCAACACTTTTAACTCTACCAAGATTTGATACTTGATAAAAACCTTCATACCCTTTTGCGTCTTTCCATATCTCATTCATTGTCCTGCCAAGATTTGTTCAAAGATTGTCATACCGTATGAGTTTGATTAATAATTTCATACGGTAAATTTACTTATAGAGAAAGGGAAGGGGAAATTTTAAGGCTAACGATACGAAACAATTGGGAGAATGTTTGTTTTTAGACAAAAAGAAAGCGTGACTACTGGGTAATCACGCTGAAAGAACATTAATCTTGAATCATTTCACATCGCACACTCATGCTCCAGCTCGTTGGAAATGGCTTTGTTGATAAAATCATTGATGGTCATGCCCGTACTGGCAGCAAACGCAGCCACACGGGCATGAAGTTCAGAAGGCATACGCAAATTGAGCTTTCCACTGAACGGTTTTACGGGTTCAACTCCATCCGCTTTGCAACCTTCGAGATAGCTATCAATCCCTTCTTCAAAATCCTTTCGGAGTTCGTCGATGGTAGTTCCTTCATAAAGAATCAAGGCTTTATTGCCCATTCCTTGCACCTTACCGCAAAGACAATTATCCTCTTTGCTGTATTCAACAGAACCTTTATAACCTTTGTATTCCAAATAATCCATAATTCTTTATATTAAACCGTTATTCTTCAAATGTTGGTAAATCGCTTTCATCATCCACGCTTTCATTATGCTTCCCGGGTGCGGACGATGTATATCTATGTACTGCCCAGTTTCTTCGTTCTTGAAACGGATACGGGAACCGGAAGTAGCCCCTTTGTTATGCTTGGTATAACCGAAGTAACTAAGTAAAGAAAGAGTTTCTTCAAAGGTAAAATCCTTTGGCATCTTCTTGAACCGTTCTATCAATTTCTCTTTTGAACCCATTTTGTTTTCGTTTTATGCAAAGATACTAAATTTGGTACTAAAAACAAAATAATCATACAAAAAAATAGCGATACCATAAAGATACCGCTATCTAATTCGTCAATATTTTAGATTTATATCATTCTGTTTTGTATTATCCTCGTAAATATTCTGACTGGGTTGTTCTATTCTTCAGATTTGCTACCAGCACTTTTAAGAGAGGAAAGCTGTTTCTGTTTCTCAATGTCGTTCTTCTGCTTCTCAGCCTGCTCTTCCTTGATGGCTTCAATCTCATCCAGAACTGCATCCACGTTCCCCACAAAGGTAATGGCCCGCTGTTGAGACCAGATTTCACCGTCCTTGGCCTTGATAGCTGTGTCTATCTTGTCTTTGATGTCCTCCAGTTTGTATGGCTGCATCTGCACATCCACGTCAATAGTCTCGGAGGCTTCTTCAAGGGTGGAATTCACGGAACCCAACGCAGAGACAAGGAAATTTACACGTCGTTGCATGAACTCGCCGACAGTTTCGTTTAGATTTTCTACATTAAGGTGGGTGGACATGAACACATAGTCGAAAGTCACACCGGAGACAGCGTTTCCTGTACCATTCAGTGAGTCAAAAGAGATTCTGGGCGTATTGGTCAGTCCATATATCTGGCTCAGCAAGGTTTCTACCTCGAACTTGACAGTATCGGGCACTTGAGACCAGGTAAGGTACTGGGCATTTGCTCCCTGGCCGGTCAGCTCGACAACACGGTTCTTGAACTCACCTGAGAAATTCTCCACGTTACCAAAAAGCATGAGGATAGGGAAGAAGTGGTAGTCGATACAGTCTGCATAGTTTGAAAGAAGTTTCTCCAGTCTTACACGGAGACTCTTTATCTTCTCACAGTACGCTTCCGGACGGTACATATAAATCACCGGCATTTTCTTGAATCCATGAGCAAATGAGCCTTTGTCGGACCAGCTACTCGTTAGCTCCCACTGGTAAACCATATCCTTGGTAATGGTCATGAAACAGGTAATCTCTACATCGTTCAGGTCTTTCTTCTTGTACTCACGGGATAAGGCCACCAAATCCCCCTGGTCATTGAAGAAAGGGTAGAGTTTGTCGCCACGGAACGGGGACCAGATGGCACTCTTCAGGCGGTACTCAGGCTTAGATTTACCGAAAATTCCTGAAATCTTTCGTTTGAGTTTTGCCCAGAAGCCGTCATCCCTAACCACATACCAGTATTCGGCCACTTCCTGCTCGGCCAGCCATGCCCTGACCACCTTTTTGTTCTGATATTTCAGCTTGTTTTTCTTGAATACCTGCTTTAATGTGGAAAGAAGGTTCTCCTCCGACTGCTCCGGCTGGCAATCAAGGACCGGTTCTGTTCCCACGGTGAAGGCTGTCTGAATATTCACGATGTCCTGTTCGATAGGAAGCGCAATCCTGTTTGGGTCAACTTCTTTCCTGACCGCCGGCTCAATATATTCTTTCCCGGTTGTCGGGTCTGTAATCCGTTTCTCAGGCTGGGTCGTGATTTTGATTTTCGGGTATTTCTCTTCATCTATCACTATCTCGTGCTTGTTCGGATTCCAGTCGTTGTAAAGAGCGTGAGCGTTTGGTTGCTCGGTCTTTCGTCCTTTTTTCAGATAGTAGATTTTTCTCTCTACTTCCGGCATAGCTAAAATTTCTTCTATAGTCATATCTCAAAGTTTAATGTCCAAATATTCCTGAAACGTCTTTGGGTTTCATAATTCTACCGAGAAGTTCTCCCAGCACATAGTAGCGTGCAGCATCTATGCCATGATTATCATGGTCTTCAGGTTCGTTGATGTAGTTTCCATCCTTATCCTTTGCCCATACATAGTTTCTGAACTCCCGTTGAAGGTTATAAGAACGCTTGGTGATGAATATTTCCATTCCCTGCATCTTGTCAATACCGGCATTGACAGAACCTTGCCCTTTCTCTACCGCGTATATTTTAATCCCTCCGTTATGAATCTCCTGAATGAGTCGCGGGTCTGCACTGTCGGCAATCACTCTCAAATTCCACGGGCGTAGCGTCTTTATAATATCCCCAGAAAGTAATCCAGTTCTATAATCCACTTCATCCAGATAAAGTGCATTGTCAATGATTCCACACCGAATAGAAGCCGATGGATCATTGGTGTAACCAAAGTCCTGCCCGATAGCCACCTTCTTGCACCACATGGGGAACTCATCCACGATACCCCATTTCTTGAACACTGCACCCTCGGCCACGTCTGCCCATCGACCGATAACCACATGAGCGTATTTCTCCGGATTCTTCTCTTTCATTTCCTTGACTTCTCTCAGGAACTCAGGAGAAAGGTTCTCGATATTGTCGAAGTAAGTCGTATGAATATGCAGTACATTCGGATGAGTTGAGACTTGAACCGGTACCCCGTCAATCTCCACCAGCCGGTGAGTATTCTCAATGTATTTCTTGTAGATGAAGTGATTGGAGTCACAGGGATTCATGATGATGATAATCCGGTTCTGAATTCCCTTCTTACGGATGGAAAGCATAATCTTGTCAAACTCTTCCTCACTGGTCCATTCCTCTGCTTCATCACAGACAAAGGTGGTGATACCCTGAATTGATTTCAACTTTGCCGTCTGATTCCCGGAAGAAGTCTTGATACCCCGGAACATGATACGACTGCCGGTCATCCGGTTTACAATATCGGTTTTGGTGGTCTTGAAATACTTCGTGGTTCCGTCCAAATCTATCTTTTCCATCATTTCTGGAATGATAGACATCCCGGCAGATACCATCGTGTAACGGGTATAAAGAATCTGGTGGACTATCTTCTCTGTGGGAGTCATTTCGAATGTCAATCGCTCAATGAAGGTGGAAGCGTTGAAAGACTTTCCCGATCCACGGCCACCGGTAATGAGGATAATGAACTTCTCCTTGTCTGTGTATAACGGATGATATATCGTCTGGGGTACAATCATTTCAGTTTGTCTTTAATCCATGAGTCGATAGAAATTCCGTGGTTAATATCCTTTGGAATATCTGCGTCTTCGTCCTGACGGCGTTCAACCTTCCTCCATTCATCGTCGTGATGATATAGCCAGACAGACATTGCCTGAAGGTTGGGAGCCAGCTCGCTTTCACTTACCTGAAGCTCTTCTTCGCCGGTCAGGTTTCCGTCCTGGTCTTTCAGCTTTCTTACTACAGTACTCTTGGTCTTGATACCGCCCAAAGCTACAGCAAGGAACTTGGCACGTACAGCTGCAGTGATGGTCGCACGCCCGCGCGCTAATACTTCGCATAATTCAGAGTGCTCATTCTTCTTCTCACAGAACGTTTGGGGAGCCAGGCCTAACGCAAAAGCGATTTCTCTGTCCGTGAATCCCTTTTTGGCATACGTCTCCACCTGAGAGAGGAATTCCTCACTCTTGTAATCGAATTTGGGCTTTCGTCCTGTATGTTTGCTTTTTTGAGATTCACTTTTCATAATTAATCATCCGTTATTGTTACCCATATAAATGCGGCGAGAAACAGGCTTATCACCATAAATATCAATCCCTCTCTTTGAGAAATAGCTGTCTATCCTTGCCGCATATCTTTCCATTATAGACTTCGTTCTGTCTCTTATACTTTTTTGTCTGTCTGTACCAAGCCCGTATTGCCTTCCGGCGTTGTACATTATTCGTCTTGACTGTTGATACAACTGACTATATGTTTTTCTTCTGACTCGGCTTTCCTCCTAAAATTTCATGTTGTCATTCAATTCTTTCTATCTGTTCATCGAATACCTCACCCTTGATAAACTTGGAGTAGGGGTCGTAACCGAACCTTTCACAGAAAGCTGCCTTAGATTCGAACGTGTCAAAGGAAAGCATTAAATAAGCATCCATATCTTGAGCCTGTTTCTGGGCTGCATCCTTTACCTGCTGCTTGACTTCTTTCATGTGAGCTACCTTTTCAGCTCTTTCCATCTGCTTGGCGGCTTTCTCAGCTTCTTTCTGCTCTGTGACAGGTGCCATCATATCCTCCAAAGCATCGGCAATAGAACTTTCTTCTTCTGTCTGGAGAAGAAAGTCACAGCCTATCATATTCAAATCAGCGGCCGTTAATCCAGCATCCTGGTAATCTATATCCGGAACCAACCGGGCCAAAGCATCATAATCCCATGAACCTTGCGCGTTAGGATTGTTCATCAGGATGTTCAATTCCTTTTCCTGCTTTTCGTCTACATCAATGACATCGACGCGGATTCTGTAGTCGTTTTCCGGAAACTTCTGCAGTTCATCCATCACGCTCAGACGCTGGTGACCGGATACGACAGTAAGGCCAGTCCGCTTGTTGACTACGATTCCACCAACCAGACCGAACTTCTTAATGCCTCGCTTCAATGTCTTACGAGATTCATCAGACAATTTGCGGGGGTTATAATCTGCAAAGTGGATGGCGGAACGGTTAAGTTCCACCGATTCACTCTTTATGTATTTGCTCAATTCCATATCATCCGTTTACATTAGCGAATCGGCCTGTACCAATCCGAGTCGTTCTATCCCTCAATTTCCCTGATGAATCTCTTGCTCCAAGAAGTCCCATTCCTCGAACCCTTCTTGCTTGTGCGGCTGCTTGTGAAATTCTTGCAGCTCTATTACTTCCATCTGCATACCGTTGTGCTCCTTGTAGCTGAGCTCTTAATCTTGCAGCTTGAGCATTAATATCATTTAAACTTTTTCTTCTGACTCTACATTCCTCCTATTAATTTTGTTTGTTTTTATGTTCCCAAAGGATTCTTTCTGCCATCGGGAATACCTTGTAAATTCTCTGTAAATCCTGCGGGTAGTTCTTCTCCAGCCATAGCATACAATCCAGATTAAAGCCTACGCCCGAACTGGCCTTTAGCGAATATCTGACAGGCTCCGGAAGGCTGTTCTGCTTCATGTAAGATAGAATGTCTTTCTGCGTCCAGTCTGCCAGAGGATAGCACATTCCATTGTTCTCATACCCATTTGCTTCATAGCCTTTCAGCATCAAGCGGCGGTTCATGCCGTCGGCCTTCTTCATGCCCAGGAAAGTGTAGTAAAGTCCATATCTGAGCTGCATGGCCTTCACCACATCGGCCAACTTCAAAAGCTTCACTTTGTGGTTTGGCACACAATACAGGCCACCGCGAAGAATGTAGGTAAGGTTCCAGTGGGGTACCTGAACAAACTCTATCTTCGGATATTTGGCTTTTACCCATCCAATCCATCTTTCGATGTGCTCTAAACCTTTGACAAAGTACATGAATACGCAGACTATTCTATCAAACTTCGGGTAGATCATGTCCAGCAATACCAAAGAATCCTTACCCAGCGACAGAAACAGCAAAACCCCGTCAGTATTCTGTCTGACGAGGTCAATATGGCTGTATGTCCTTTCTTGCAGTGTCATTATCCGCCACTCATACCAAGTCCTGTGCGGACATTATAATACTGCTGTCTTCGGGTGATAAATCTGCCACCCTGAGAGAGACCACCATTCTCTGTAGTCAAACCTCTACGGCCACCACGGTAGCCACCAGTTGAAAATGTGCTTCTGTTTGTTCTGACTCAACGAAAATTTAAAGGGTTAAACATGCTTTTCAATAATTCTGCCAAGGTCATAAACGACCTGTGCTGCCAGATATATCTCACCCTGATAGGTGTATTCAATCAGATTGTGATTTTCATCTTCAAACAGCTCTATCTTTGCATCCTTGACTTCTACCAGTGCGCTGGCTCTGTCTTTATTGTAGCCTACAAAAAACTGGATAGCATCGTAATGCTTAGGCTGTAACACACCGTCTTTCTCGACACAATAGCCATCAGCGTCAAGCTGGCAGTATTTCTTCTGTGTTGTAGGCCTGATTTCTCTGAATTCTTGTGTTTTCTTGCCTGACAAGATTTCGTCAAAGAACTTCTGTTTGATGATAAGCGTAAGTATTTCCATAATCGTGTAAAGTTTAAATGTTAGTTGCGGGTGATGGATTCGAACCACCGGCCTTCACCAAGTCAAAGTGACGAGCTGACCACTGCTCTAACCCGCGATGGTATCTATACAAAGATACCTCATTATGAAGACAATTTTGAATAACGATTCAACGCATACGAAACATTAAGCCAAATGTTTGCTTTTTAGCCATGCGTCACGTTTCTCCCTGCACTTTTCCAGTGTTGGGGCACAACAAGTAAACAACTCACCTGAATCTGTTTTGTAATCATACTGATACATTTTTACTTTTTTACCTCTTAATCTGGTAGTATAGGTACAATAGTTTTCACTACCAGGCTGGCATACGCTGCAACCATTTACGTTTATTGATTTCATAGCCATCTCAAATTAGAATAATACACACCGTTTAATTTCGTGTAATCGCCATACAGCTTTACTTTTCCTTTGTACATCATGGCGAACTTAGAACTGCCAGCGGCAGCCATCATCATGGATTCTGTCACTTTCGATTCATACCCGTATTTCATTACAAGGGGGTAAACTTGGCTTATGAAGAAGATTTCACTGTCTGTCATATCATTTACTGACTGAATAGGCAAAACGCCATTATGGGCAAAATAAACGCCATTCTCGACAAACGGGTGACAGTTCTTTCTACACTTAGAACCATGCGTTGCCCACCTCATGTGAATGATACATTCTTCTTCAATACCCACCTTTGAAAGATGAGCCAAAAACTTCTGATAATCCATTGTCTTGTATCTATGCTTTGAAGAAACAAATCCGTAACCATGATGATTGATTCTCTGAACTTTATTCAAGGTGTCCAGAGTTGGCATCTGAACACCCTTTGGCTTATAGATAATACAGCACATATATTTTTGTTTATAAGTTTCTTTCTACTTCTGTCTCAATAGCTTCTATATCTATATATGCTTCAACTTCATATTCGCCATCGTAAGCCGTGACTTTCTCTATCTTCACGCTAGCGCTATTAGTCACCCATCTTTTGTTTAGAAACATAGCGCCGTAAGGCTCATAACAGCCATTAATCTTATAGTTGCCTTCAATCTCTACCAGCACGTCGTCTTCAGCGTCTATGACAAACTTGCCTTCGTTGTTGCCCATTGCGTCTAGTATTGCGTTTACCAACATCTTTTCAATTTTCTTCATAATCGTAAGTTTTAAGTTTATAAATTATATTTTAGATGTGCGAGGCTCATGCAAGAACCTCAGCACGTGATTTGAAGAACGACTTTTCTTTCTTTGTCAAGAAAGGTATCTCGTCAATTGAATTAATATCTGAACTCAGCACGTTCTTCTTTGACCAGGCAACCAGCTTGGCGCAGAAGTTAACCCAGTTAGAAATCTTTTCGAAGTCCGTAGAACCCTGATGCTGTCTGAACTCTATAGTCTTGTGACGAGCATAAGAACAGGCGTTCACCTTAAAATATCTGTTGTCTCTCATTACGTTTAGAACGTCATATCTCGTTCTGCAACATTCAAAACTTATACCTTGAAGAGTCTTGCACCACTGGCTGTTGTTTGCACGTCTTGAACGAGCCATAAAAGAATCAATTACCTTCTCTAGTTTCTGATAGTTCTTGAACACATTCACATAGGCTTCGCCGGACAGAGTTGCAGCCCCGATATGCACATGTAAACCTGTAGAGATATTCACTTGTGCATTTGCTTCATTTAAAGCTTTGCAGCATGTTTCTAGGCTTTTCATACCCTCTTTACCAGTAAGAACTGGCGATACACATTCGATAGGGTTTTCACCTCTGATAGAAGAATCAGATACGAACTTGTAATAGTGGTTGTTGTCAACGTGATTATAACCCTCATACTGAAAAGGCATTTCGTTTCTTGTTGCGCTTTCTCTCATAAGACTTGCAGCTACCAGGCATTCAATCTCAACACCAAAAGTGAACTTGTGTGTTTCTCTGATTGTCTTAGGCAGTTCAGACATAAGCAATTCAACTTCGTACTTTCTCAAACCTAACTTCACGAAAGCTGCTTTCTTTGCTGCCTTAGAACCTTTCATGCTCTTAATCTCTTCTACTTGTTCTTTTAATGTCTTCATAATCGTGTGCGTTTAAATTGTTATTACTTCTTGTTTGATGGTGCAAAGTAAAAGTAAATACTTTAATAAAACAAATATAAATAAAAGAATATACTTATATTTTACAAAGATTAACAAAGTAAATACTTATACATAAATAAAAGCATTTACTTTTGTATCAAAATTGATTTTTATGATAAATAGAACAAGAGAAATTATAGAGCAACTAAACCTTAAAAAGGTAGATATTGCAGAAAAGTTAGGTATTACCCCTGTAGGGCTCAATCAATTACTTAATACAGAGAAGCCCAAACTTGAAACGTTAGAAAAATTGTCAAAAGCTATTGGTGTACCTGTATGGAAATTAATTCTTACTGATGATGAAATCAGAGAGGTTAATATATTAGAAGAAAAAGATTTAACCGAGGTAAACGGCTACGTAAAAGTGAAAGGAACTATTTATGAAGTTCACTCTTTTGAGGATTTAAGGAAGTTATTAGAAATGGATATTTAATCAATAAAACCAAAGTAAAATGAAGAAAATGTTATTTATACTGCCTATACTAGTGGCTTTATTTTTTGTAGGGTGCAGTAGCGATGGTGATCGAGAGCCCGGAGGGAATAATGGAAATAAAGTTTTGTCTGAAATTGTAATAAACGAACACGAAAAGAAATTTGGCGAGATAAATGAATATGGAGAACTATACGAACAGTATATCTATAATCCAGACGGAACATTGCAAGAAAAAACCACCAATTACTATAATGCTTTATTGGATGATAGGATTGATTACAATTACAAATATGAATACGACGACAAAAAGCGTGTAGTGGAAATGAACGAATATACGTTTACTTTGTTTGAAAAAAAACGTAAATATGAATATAACAACATTGATTCCGTGTCACGCATGCTGGTATATGATGACGATGGAGACCTGAATGAAGAATGGACATACGAATATGATAGTCAAAAAAGATTGATAAAAACAGTAGAAAAAGACATTTGGGTTAGTAACAATTTTGGCTATATAAGCGAATATAGATATGAAGGGAATAACGTTTATATAGAAAAGACAATGCTTAATGACGGTTCTTTGTTCGGGAACTTTATCTTTGAGTACGACACACATGGAAATCTACTACAAGAAACATATATCAACGGAGATACAGGGAGAGAATCAATAGAGCAAAAATATGAATACCAGTATGACTCTTCAGGTCGTATTCAAAGAAAATCTAAAAAGGAATCATATTCAGATTCTTGGACATATTATGACTATTTTTATAATGAAGACGGTACAATAAATAAAATATGTGTTTCATATAGTTACAAGGATAATGAATCCGAACTAAGATATAATTACATCTATAAATAACTAGTTCAGCCCCGTTCCTAATATGGTTCGGGGCTTATTATATAAAAAATCAATGTAAAGAAAGGAGAGCAAATATGGAATGGATTGGACTAATTTTGCAAATATTACTACTTGGAATTTTCCTTATATGGGAAGAATATAACAAGAAAAAAGGAGAGAACCTTGCTATGAAAGAAGACTCTCGTGAAATAAATTATGAAAGCGAAAAGGGGAAAAATCTTGCCACAAAGGAAGATATTGCACAGATTACTAAAGAAATAGAATCGGTAAAAAATGAAATAAGTGCTAAAAAACAAAGAGAAACCGAATATTTGTATAAACGTAATGAATGTTTCGTAAACTATTTAAATTGTTTAGACGAGCTGGATCTATATCGAATGAAAATATCTCGTATCTCTAATACTTTAGGAAACCCTGGTGTTAGTTATCAATATTTATGTGATTTAGAAAATTACATTTTACAGAGAAGCAAACTATTTAGATTATTGATTGTTTATAATCCTAATAAAGAAGCTGAAGAGGAACTTTATAGAATATATAATACATCCAATAAATTAAGTAACTTTCTTTATAGCATTGTATTTCGTTTCTACAACGTAAATATTACGTACTCTAATCTTATACAAAATCCTTTCAAAAGTGACTCGTACAAAAAAAGATAGTTGATACTGAAGAAAAAGCAAAAAAGATAATTAACGAGTATAATGATAATATCCAGGATTTACAAAAGGATTATTTTGAAGCCGTAGATGGATTTAATGTATATCTCGAATATTTTTTTGATCAGAAATTACATTTAGAAATAGATTTTAGATGTAATAAAAAGCCGGAAGCATAACGCTCCGGCTTTTTACTTGGTTAGTTCTTTTACTAATTACCCATCATTAAGTCCCATGTAAGTACGTTTTGAAACTTGTGTATTCCAACTGGTTCCATTTCTATTAAAGTTCCCAAGATACCTGCCTGCAATCCTATTTACAAGATTATTAGGATTGTCAGAGTTACTTCCATAACGCTGTTGAGCTAATCTGTCGGCTTGTCGAACTATTTCCCAACCTGATTTTGTTCTTCTTCTGACTCAGCTTTAAAATTTAAATTTGTTAGACATAAAAATTTAAGCATAGAGACTTTATCCCCATTAGAAACATTCTGTTACTTGATTAGTCCTTTGACCTTCAACCTTTCCAATATCTGATTGTAAAGATACTCAATATCCTGCCGGAAATCCTTATACTGCTGGTAGATAAAGGAAACATCAGCGATATTGTTTGATATTACACACGGGGAAACATCCGGGAACACACCGGAAATCTCTGCCCGGATACCGTTCGGCAACCGTCCACCGGCAAGCACACTGGGGGCGAAGAGGAACAACACGATGAAGAGGAACTTCTTTCGCTGGGTAACACTTTCCGGATTGGGCGGACAATCTGCATTGGAAAGTATCTCTCTGAACCACTCATAAATCTCCGGGATGAGAGTAAAATCAGTCAGGATAGGGGAGGATAACTCCTGTTCACGTTCTGATAATCTTGATTTCTGTTCACGTATTGATTTCAACTCCACGATTGATGAAAATTCTTTTGTCATAGCACGATTTATTTAGTTGGAAATTCTTATATTTGCATCATAATCGTGTGGGGGAGTTGGCTTCTAATCGTGTGGGCTGGCTCCCTTTTTTATTTTATGCCAAGTGGTATGAGTTCAAGATGGCGAAAGTGTAGATGATGACCGTTACCAGACTGTCCAGGAACACCGCCCATGCTCCCAGCTTTTGGATCTGACTGAAACTCATGGTCAGGACAACAAGGAAACACACCCACTGGCTTGAAAACAATCCTATCCCCAACAATAAAAGTCCGATAGTATCCATGAATAATGCAACATGAAGCCACGGATGCGCCATCAGATACCATCTTTTTGCTGTCTTATCCAGCTTCTGAAAGACTTTTGCATGGCGATACAAGGATTTACATTTGAGCAGCTTCACAAGCTCGTACAGGGCTTGTATGATGATTAAGGCGTAGAATGCGTGTTTCATGGTCAGTAGTTTTTATCTCCGTGCTTATACGGACGAAGTTCATTGTATTTCATTTTCTGCTTGATGTGCCAGAAGATGTCGATATTTCTGTCCCGGCAGAAAGCGAATATCTCATTCAGGAGGATAAATGGTTCATCCCTGTAGAAGTTGTCGGTGACATAGACACAGATTCTAAACATGGACTCCGTGAAGGTCATATCAGAGTAATCTTCCGTATCGCTTCCTTCGTAGTCGAAGCTATCTAAATCATATCCTCTCAATCCGGCCAAATCCAACATACGGATACAAGCATCGGCAAGTTCGTCCTCAACAGTATCTTTTATTCCATGCTTAAAAGCATACACAAATTCATCACTAGAGCGTTCTTTCAGTTTCATGTAATAATCAAATTGTTTCCTGTTTGCGTATTTCCCTTTCCGGTCTGCCTCCACCGCTTCCATAAGTTCGGATATGACCAGACAAAGGAAATGTTCGTCACTCAGGTTCTCTTCGTGCCATCCGTGGGCTACTGCGCACTGGTAGGCCTTATCTCTCAATTTGTTTAGATTCATAATAGTTTGGTTTTTATTCGTTGAAAATAAAATACCCGATAACCACTATTAAAGCAGTTACCGGGTATTCATAATGAATTATCAGTAAAATTATCCTTCTTTTTCAATCAAAGCATTGCGATGATAACCATTTCTAACATAAGAATCTACAAAAATAAGTTCTTTATACCATTCGCCTCTCTCGTTCTTTTTATTTTGAAATCTAAAGAAACCTCTTACAAAGATGTTATTGTCATTTACTATTTTTCTAAACCAGCGAGAATCCATAACAATTACTTTCTGGCCACTCTCATTCTTTATTTTATCTTTAAATTTATATTCAGGAATAACATTGTCCATCCTAATCGTAGTTCCAGTAGGTATAACTATCGTTTCAACTTTGACATATTTCTTTACAGCAAGATAAATTATAATTCGATTTACTAATTTTTGACATACATTTTCTCTATACGATTTATCTCCTGAAAATAGCTGATTATCTTCAATTAGTGTAGGGAGAATACAAATACTCGGATTATCTTCTTTTATATATTCGACATAAAAATATAGATAAAGGCTACTGAATCCATTATTCTCTCTAAATAACCAAATATACAGCCCCTTCTCGCCAAATCCATAAACAATGGTTCCACCATCTGTTGAGACTAATATACCACATGCTCCTTCATTACAAAATTCTTGAAAAAGGCTATGGTAAATTTTAATAAACGACTTAGCACTCTTCTCCATAACCTTACTAAATGAAGACATAATAATCTCCGGAATTCCCCAGTTTGGCTTATATGTTCTACTAACATCCATTAAATGGTCTATGCCACTCCACAAATAATCATGATGTTCTTTGTTGTCTATTAAAGGAACTCCAAACTTCATCGTTTCATAAATCTTACTTGTATCAAGCAACCAAGAAATTATAGGCCGTTTACGAATTATCATAGCTATAAAGGTTTGTTTTTGATTAAATTCGGGAATAAATTTCAGATATTTTTTTATGCTTTCAAAATGTTAGTTCGATTATTTCTCATATTCCCAAAAACTAAGCTTCCCTTTCACATTCATAATCGGCTTATCAAATAGTACCGCATCTTTCAGCACCCAGTTCCAGCAACCTTTCTCAGCCCAGACTGAAGGATGGTTCTGAACGCAGTCGGCTATTACTATGCTTCCGATAATAGCGCCATGAGGAAGTTCCTCATTACCTTTATAAAGTTTATTTTTGTGTGGAATTACTTTCTTAAGCTGTTCTCTCGTTAATGATTTCCATTCACCCTTAACTGTAGTTTTTCCTGCATGTATCAGAACCCTTTGTCCGATGTACTTCTGAGGACACTTCCAAGTCCGGTTCTCGATGTCTTTAACACCGTGAGCGATTAGGCTTGCCCACGGTTGTTTGATGGATATTGCTTTCATTTCTTCTTATGTTTCAATCGTACTATAGCATCCTTACATGAATAGGCCATTACCTTTTCACCTTTGATGCAAAACTCCTTTAATTCACGATGTACTAGTTGCTTTTTGTAGTCAGGATTGTATTTTGAACTACCTGTAAACAATGAATCGAAAACTTTATTCGGATTCTCAGCCGCTGTCATCATTAATATAGCAGGAAGCAATATTGACTTCATTCCTCTTCTAAACATGGCCTGTTCTCCTATTTTGAACTGTTCGGATTTTCCGAACGGTTGGTTTCAATATGTTTAACTATCTCGCTAATGGCTTCATCCAACGGAAGCGTAGCCAAATATTTCATACAGGAATCCCAACCTGCCATAAATGAAAGTTCTCTTAAAAGCTGCATGCTAGGGAACTTACTTTCTGATGCAAATATTTTTGCAAATTCTTCTTTTTTACTCATAATCAATTCTTCATAAAACAAATCCAATGGGTATTAGAGCGTTTTCCTGATATATGACCGAACACAGGTTTTTCAGGTGTCAACTTCAAAATCTCAGAAACTTTTACATCTGTCTCATTCCACTTAAAAATAAGAAATCCACCTGATTTTAATACCCTGAAGCACTCTTTAAAACCTTTTGAAATCATATCGCGCCAATCGGAATATAACGCTCCATATTTAATTTGCTGGTAACCAGTCGGCATAGCTTTTTCGCTAAGGCAACCATACATATCAACCATTTTCGATTTCTTTTCCCGGCTATAAACTAAATGAGGTGGGTCAAATACGACCATTGAGAAAGTTTCATCTTCGTATGGCATATTAGTAAAATCGCATTGAACGTCAGGGTTTACTTCAAATGTCCTACCATCGCAAAGAGTTGTCTTTATTTTGCGAATATCTTGAAATAACACCCTATCATCAGATTTGTCGAAATAAAACATCTTGCCACCACAGCAAGCATCAAGTATTGGTTTCATGTTCATTCCTCCATATTTCCAGTTATATCATCCAGATAAGCCCATTCTTCAACGGCATCCTTATCGCATTCGTAATCATCGCATTCCTCATCATCCCAGCATTGTTCAGTTACATTCCAATATCGAACACCATAACCGTACCCTGTAGATAGATGTCCTTTAACCAAGCAAGGTATTTGCGGATATACCTCATTTGCATAATCACCGATTGGTTGCGGAACTTCATCTTTTGTCTTATGGAACAAAGACTTCATGAACCATTCAACACCAGCGATAAATGCGCCTATCGGACCTAATTTATAAGCATCTGCACTATACTTCTCAGCGTGTAAATGCGCTGCTTTATCAATATCTTTTCTTTTCATGGTTTCTCCTTTCTACGTTGTTCTCTTTGAGCTATCTGTTCATTAATTTGTTCGATTGTCTTTTTCTCATAGTTCGGACACTTATACACATCGCCATAAGTAATAAGCACCATGAGTGGGAACAAAAGTCCGTGCTTACAGCTTCTTCCGAATGCGTCTGCATATCTACAGTCCTCACAATGTTGGTTTACATCATACGCTGCCATTTTATCTCCTTTCCACCTATCCCAGCAGCCACCACATGACTGCCAGGAACATGTAATACAATTTCGTTTTCATTGATTATTCAAATTTAAGTTCGAGTTGTGAACCCGGTTCTTTATAACCTGGATTGGCCAACATAAAAGCTTCCCGTAAAGCATCAGAAATCTTATCCCGAATAGCCTTGGATATATTGTTCTTGTCGGCATCGCTGTTAACTAGCAAGCATCTTTCAAGGCTTCCATTGATAGGTTTATCGTCGAAGAATAAGCTGTATTCAGTGAATATCCGGTTTTGCTGTTTACCTTCCTTTTCTTCTTCATTAGTCTGGTACCGCTCAAATACAGTGTCTTGAATTGTTCTCAGGCATCTTTGTCCTCTGTCACTTCTGCAGCCCATTCTATCATTCTCGAACACAACGGACAAAGCACGCTTTTTACGGACATTTCCTATTCTAGCCCACCCATAATACACTTTCAGTTCACTCATATCACGCAACCTTTCTTTTTCTTATAATCTCCTTACAGATAGCTTCACAAAGCACACGGGCCATATTCACCTCAACGGCATTACCGATAAACTTCTTCTGGTCTGACTGTGGGCCAATCAGTACATAGTCTTCTGGGAATCCCATTATCTTTTTCAGTTCTGCTATCCGAAGCATACGCATCTTGATGTCAATGATACCATATAAGGCCATAAACTCCTTAATCTTGGCAGTCATCGGACTGTCCACTGATGTGACTTGTATGCCGATACCTCCTTCAACCTCTACCAAATAGGGAGGCATCTTGTCCATCCGTGCTATCAATGTAAAACAAGGATTGTTTACAGAACCTCCTGCACTGGCAAACTGCGGATTCATAAGGTAATGCCATTTGCGGTTGGCTGTAATGGTCTGAGAAGGTTGCTCAATGCTGCTTCCAATATTCGAGAAAGCTGTATTCATTATCCACGGCTTGCAGCTTACCATATTGAACTTAGGCACCGTGGTTACTGTACCAACTGGTTGATTAATGGATGTCGGTTTCCCGGTACCATACTGGTTATCTATGAAAACAGAATTTACCAATGCCAACCTGTCTTTAGTCGTAACCGTAGGGGCTGGAAGCTCGACCGAATAGTTGTGACCGTTTCCGTAGTAGGCAGACACGAAAGCGTGGTGGTCTTTACAAGTGATAGTTCCGGAAGGTCCTTCAACAGAAATATTCTTGCTATCAGGATGCCCGCTGTATTGCTTTGACAGGAAAGAAACCTGCACTTTTGCAAATCTGTTTGCTGTAGTAACCACTCCTACTGGTTCTTCGATGGATGTACAAGTGTCTTGTGGTCTTACTGTATTGTAACGGGAAATAAAAGCGTCTTTACCTCCGGCCACAAATTTAATCAGTCCGGCATAGATACGTTCAAGCGTATTCTCGGCCAGCGGCTTCTTCCGGAAAAAGATACTTTCTCCTTCATCTGAAAAGTTCAGCACTTCCTTGACCGGCTTCCACTTTTCCAATCGTCCAAACATATCGTTTTTCCCATACTTACAGTGAGTAGGTTCTGGAAATACAATCGGAAGTCCACGCTTGGCGAAGATACCGAAGAACCGCTTGCGAGTGGTGTATGCCCCATAATCGGCAGCGTTAAGAATGCGCCAGTCAAAATCGTAACCATATTTCCTGACGTTGCGTTTCCACTTCTCATAGCATCGCCCTTTATCCTTGCTGATGGGGTGCCCTTTTTCATCCATATCGCCCCATGACATGAACTCCTCAACGTTCTCTATCTGTATGTAGTCTGGAACAATAGCCTCGATATATCGGAAAAGATGCTCAGCCAGCGTCCTACTATCGGCATCCCGTGGCTGGCCGCCCTTGGCCTTACTGAAGTTCGTACATTCAAGGCTGGCCCATAATACAACCAGTGCATCCGGATAAATCTTCTTCATTCGTTCTACATGGGCCACCAAAGGAGACAGTTCCAAAGTCCTGATGTCCTCCGTGAAGTGGAGCGCATCTGGGTGGTTGGCCGCATGGCTGGCGATAGCGTTTGCGTCATGGTTCACACAAGCGACAACTTTCGCACATTGTTCATCTTCGTAGCGTGCGTTTTCTACTCCGGTACTGGTTCCCCCAGCACCGCAGAAAAGGTCAATATAGAGTAATTTTATCATATCAGTTCCATCTTTGAGGTCGATTGTTGATTCTCTCCAAGTAAGCGGCTATCTTCTTCTCCGCATCCTCACCGTTGCGGACGAAAATTCGCGTCCGTGTCTTGTCGCCTGGGATAGCCACATACTTTCCATGTTTCTCCAGTTCCCGATGCTGGGCGATTTTCAGTTCAGTTCCAGAAGGGTTCTTCTCCAAATCCACTTTATGTGGAAGTATTGGGTCATTTTCCGTTATCATTTTGCAAGATATTTGTTGATTATGTTACTCACTACAAGTCCGGCTTCATCACACATCCCGGCAAAGTTGTCAGACAATGAAGCGTTTTTCTCTTCATCGGGTATTCGTACTATGCTTCTCAGTTCTTTCAGTACGCGTTTCACCTGAAAAACTACCTGAGCATCTATTCCGTTTGATTCAAGTTCAGACTGGAACTCCAGTGCCGCACCCTCAAGTAAGTCTGAATAGATGAACAGCTTGTGCATCTTGCGAAGCATTTCTACCTTGAACTCCGGGGTATAGTCCTGAAGAAGTTCTCCCAAGGAATGCGGTTCCACCTCTCTTTCAAGGGAGTCAATCTTGTTCTTGATTTTCTGTGCTTTGGCAAAGTTCATGGATGAAATCAAGGCGATATACTTCTTTCTCAGTTCATTGAGCTTTCTTTCTGATTCTTGTCTTGTCATTTCTCTACTTTTCTGATGATTAAATACTTTGGCTCACCCTTGCGGAGATTGCTTAATGTCTCTTCGTCAACCTCTGCTTCTGTGAGTCCGTTCACGTTCATGTATTGTGGAAGACGGTATTTCTCACGTAACCTCCTGATCAGGTTCCAGTCACGAGTTACCCAGTTAATTGTGATTTTCATATCATTTTCTCAGGCTTTCACCGCTGAAGAGGACGGTTTTCGTTATCGCCCTCAGCCGGTCAATGGTTCTTTCCCCATATTTCTCTCTCAGCTCGTCTATCGTTAGGTTGGTGGTCAGGATAAGAAGCTTTCCTTTCTTCTCTGCTTCGTCTGCCAGTTCAGCGAATGCAAGCCTTTTTTCGCCGTATTTGACGCTAAGATTCTCTGTCCCTATATCGTCAACGTAGATGATGTGTTTTTGCTTCACGGCGTCCAAATCAGCGTTCATCTGCTGTGCATCGTAGCAGCTTACCACCTTGCGGCAGTAATGGTTAAGAACCAAAGGAAGAATCTTTCCGCAGATAAGGGTCTTTCCGCGTCCGCAGTTGCCGAAACACAGAAGTCCGCGACCTTCATTGCCGGCCAGCCAGCCTGCCACTTCTTCGTACTCAGGAAGCCATCTGGCATTTTCTCCAGTGAAGTACCTGATACCGGCCCAGAGAACTCTTTTGGCATCCGGAACGGTTATCTTTACGACGTTAGGAATAGGGGAGAAACCCGTATCTTTGAGCCGTTCGATTGTCTGTTGAAAATTTATCTGTTCCATGTTTACCAGCCTTTCTTGTATTTTCCCGGTGAATTATCCTTCAGAACTATGCCTACATCTGTTTTTGAAGGCACTTTCTCACGACTGGCCCAGGTCGCCAGCCGTCTTGGAAGCTCCCAGGTCTTTTCCAGTTCATAGCGCATCTTGGTTTCTGACTTGTTAAGCTCGCTCCAGTAATCGAAGAAAGCCCGAATCATTTCTTTCGGGTACTGACTGACATAAGGGACTAACGACTGGTAGAAGGATTCTTTCCTAGAGAGAGTAGCGGCTTTAGCCGCGTCTTTCTTTGCTACTACGTTAGTAGTAGTTTCTTTAATAATATTCTTCTCCTTTATTTGCTTTGTGTCACCCGTGTGTCGCTTTTCTGGCTCTTTGGCAGGGTGTGTCACCTGCTGTGTCGCCACTTGTGTCATTAGCTGTGTCACTTGCATCCGTAAATTATTGATTTCCTGAATGATATTTATGTCACTCATTGTGTCATTGCTTGTGTCACTTACTGTGTCAGACTCTGAGCCATTATACTCATTGTACTTTACCAAGGTTATTACATTCATTCCTTGTTCTTTGGAAAGAGTTATCATGTTCTCTCTTCTCAGAAAGGCAAGAAATGTCCGTACTTTCCTCTCAGACCATTTCCAACGCTTTGATAAGAATCTTATGGATGCAGGATATTGTCCTCTTGTATAAGAGACTTCTCGACCTCCGATACTCTCCATACGGGGCGTTGCCTCAAATCGTGCTGACTGAATCAAGTCAAGCCACGCTTCGCAACTGCTAAAAGTCCGGGCTTCATTCCACATATCATTCGAGAAGAACTTGCGGCTTAGTTTGATATATCCTTCCATAATCTTAGAATCTTACGTTAGTCAACTGTCTGCTATTGGAGTACACGGCCCATTTACCGTTTCCGCTATCCACCAGACGTAAATCCTTGACTTCGCCAAATCGTTTCAGATTCCCGCAAAGGTCAACGATCCAGCCGGATTCCTTGTTAGGATGCGGACGGATGGCACGGCCGACTATCTGATACCAAAGAGCCAGCGACATTGTTGGACGGGCCATGACAATCGTATCCAGTTCAGGATAGTCAAATCCGGTAGTAAGTACACCTACGTTGGCTACAACGGGTATCTCTCCGGCCTTGAACGCTTCAAGGATATGTTCGCGTTCTTTTTTCGGTGTTTCTCCTGAAACGATGGCTGTTCCGGGAATGGACCAGGTGAGACGTTCTGCTTCTTTCAAGAAACGGGTGAAAACCAATATACCTTTTCGTTTTACACCGCTCTTGGGATTCATAAGCCTTTGGACGATGCTCACCAGAAACCCGTAGAAGTCGATACGCTCATACTCTTTCACTACAGACTTGTCCGTGTAGTCGGCTCCGGTAGTGTTCACCTTCAGGTTAAGTTCGTTCCATCCCAAAGGATTCATCGGATAATAGTTCAGCTTCGAAAGATACCCCATATCCAATAGAGTAGAGATTTGAACCTGATAGATTACCTCAGAGAACACGCACGGGCGTGTGCGTGTGATGAACTTCAACATACTGCCGAAATCCCTGCTTGATGAAAGCCGGTAAGGCGTAGCCGTCAATCCAAGAACTTTACATTTCAGCATCGAAAGAAATCTCTTGTACATTCCGTCTTTCGGGTTAACCAGATGGCACTCGTCGATGATGATATTCTGAAAATGCTGGAAAAGTTCCGGATGGTTGACTACGCTTCCGATAGTGGCGAAAGTTATTCTTGAAATCTCCTTTCGCCCGAATGAGGCAGAGTAGATGGAACAATCCAGAACACCATACGAACAGAGCTTCAGATAGTTCTGTTCGAGTATCTCCTTACTTGGCTGGAATACCAGCGTGTGCCCTTCAAGGCGGCTGGCGATGTCGGCTATCACAAGACTCTTGCCGGCTCCGGTAGGCAGTACCATGATGGCATTGTTCTTCTTGGCCCTGTTAGCAAAGAAGCTGACCGCTGCATTACTGGCCTTCTGCTGGTAATCCCGTAAAACATAACTCATAATCCTTTCTCCTTACTCAGTTTGTCTCCCAAAGCCTTGTAATACTTGGTGAGTTCTATTAATTCAAAATCAGTCCATTTCTTCGCCTGGCTTGCTCTCCATGCCAGCTTGTCGAATCGTAGCTGGCCGATTTTAGCTTTCAGGTTCTTTTCATATTGTATCAGATGGTCGGCACTGAATCGGTTGCACGCCCGGCACTCGGCATGGGCGTTATCCTCGTCAAAGCGTGTGGCCATGTGGCGGCGCGAATGGAAGTGTCCGCAATCTGCCTGTTCGTATGGCTTTATCTGGCCGCATGAGATACAGCGGAAATACCCGTTCGGCATACAATCACGAAGCCGGATATAGCGGCTGAAAACTTTGTCGAGTTTGGCCACTAAATCCGGCTTCTTCTTAATCTTGATACCTGCCTTGTCAAATAACGGCAAAGGCTTTTCTTTCTTCTTTTTAGGTTTCTTGATGTAATACGGCATAATACATAATTTTAGTTTGTGATACCGGCAGGATTCGAACCTGCAAGGACTTACAAAGGCTTTAACATGGCCACTCTCAACCTTATGCCATCTCATTTTGAGACGCGTCTACCAGTTCCGCCACGGTACCAGATGCCCGTCTTTCCGGGCTGTCAATTATACTTCGATGATTACGATGTCAGGTGCAACACCTTTGATTGCTTCAATCTGTTCGTCAATCACCTTGTTTTTGTATTCCTCAATGGTTTCATTCGCACCAGCAGAAACCAAAGAAAGTGAAACATCACGACCATCTACATCAGCATAAATTTCAACTTCGATTTCCTCACAAGCAAAGCCTTTGAAAAGAGGAATATTCAGTTTGAAGGATTTCGGAAGATTAGAATCAACCACCTGAGAATAATTATCCGTCTTGCTGCCGTTTTCCTCTTTGCTGCGCTCGATGTCTTGGTTAACCTTTGCTTTGAAATTCTTCAAAGTGGAAACCAGCATCATGTTTTCTGATTTATCCTTGAAGAAAGCACGGTGCATCTTGAAGAACTGGGATAGCTTGACAGGTTCCCATTTCTTATCCGTGTTAATGCCAAATTCCTGCATTTCTTTTGAAGCCTGTAAAATACCACTGATTCCAGTCTGATAGTAGTTGGTTTCATCAATAGTTAATGCCAACCCCATCTTATCACGGTTTACGATGATATTGGTCGATTTCTGATTAATCAGTTCGACACGCTTTTCCAACCATCTGAGAGGTGCATCTATCGTTCCACTGATAACTACTCGCTCCGGTTCTTTCGGGTCAAGTGCTACCGGTGCTTCGCCTTCTCTTAATACTACTTCAATAGGTTTGCCGTTGTAATCTTTAGGCACAACCAAGTTGATTTTGTTTTCGCTCATGATTCTGTTCCTGTTTTACGGTTAATACTGAATACTGTCTTTTGCATCTCCTGTGGCATAATGGGACGGCTATAAACCAGTTCGCCCAGCTTGTTGTAGAATCCTGCCATCTTTTCCTCGTGATAGAGGATTTTGGCACATTCTTCATTTTCTACAAACTCAGAACCTCTCTTAATGTGGTCCAAAAGTTCCTGCTTTTCTTCGTTCAAAGGTTTCAGACGTTCTTTGAACTCGTCCATAGCCTCTTTCTTTTCTATCTCAATATCATTGATGGTGATTGATACTTCAGCTAATGTTTCTTTCTTTTGCGCCAATTCTTCGGGTGTGAATCGGTGAGTATAACCGATTTTCTCCACTGCATCGGCATTGTCCTGAAGAAACTGCCATCGTTCCTGTTCAGGAATGTCTTGTCCTAAAAATTTGTCCATATTATCTATAACTTATTTTGCCAAACTCATTGTAAACCTTTCTTGCAGTACCCATAGTATTATAAACTGGAATATAGCTTCTTTGAGAGGCTTTCTCTATTTGGTGAATACCGCTGGATTTAGGGTTGATTGATTTTTCAGGATGAAAGAATCTTGCTACATCTTGGGGAAATTTTCTTTTCTTCATAATCTCAATTTTTAAATAAATTCATTATTACGTTCAATTTCTTGTTGTGCGTAGATAAGCATCTGTTGTTCGTTAGCGGCAGGTAAGTAAATGCCAGCTACTGATGCCGACCAATTTCGGAAACGGTCAATACTCAAAGTCATTTCACCTGTTGTCAGCTCGGCAGAACTGCGCAAATAGGTTACTTCATTGCCTTTCTTGTTGACCATCTTACGTTCAAACAAATCACGGTTGCAAGTCCTCTTATAAAAATCAATTTTTGCTTCGT